AGTTTGATGCCGTGGTGATCCCTGAAAATATGGTTTCAGCTAACGTGAAATAAGCATCTAGTGGCTTGAACACTGATCTATTGATCATCAGTGGTTTTTATCTGTGGCATATATGCGTACAATATAGTGAGAGATTAACTGCTGATGATTGATTATGCTTGATGTTTATTTAAAATACATTTTTAATTAATCTAAGCTTTTGTTTTATATGTAAATTAGGTGGCTAATATTCCTGTAAAATATAGGAAAAATAGCAATTATAGATATTATAGAAAACAATAAGTTGCAATATAGTTTTGCAGATAGTTTTTCAGGCAGTTCAGCCAATTAAAAAGCCACTTATAAAAGTGGCTTTAATTTTTTGTTGATCAATCTGCATCAAATGGCAGATCAATACCAACATCCGCATCATTCCAAATAATCTCATGTCCTGATGCATAAACTTCAGTCATTCTTTCTGTTGCATGACCTGCCAACGTTTGGGCTGATTTACCTGCTTTTTTATGCAAATGAATGGATAGGGCTCGAATTTCATGAAAGCTTGGTAGTTGGCGACCATTTAATTCAGGATAAGCATTGGCTGCTCTACTCGCATTCAAAAACTCTCTAGAAACGTATTGAGCTTCTATTTGCGTCCAATGATCTTTAGTTTGGCCACGGTTTTTAGTTTTCCCCTTCGGTACCCTATGGATAATGTATGGACTTAAAACATTATCTTTACAGCGGTCTAAAACACGCTGTAATTCATCATTAATTTTAATCCGTACATACCCAGCACCTTCTAATAATTCAAACTCATCTTCTGGATCATCTGTGGTTTTTTCTTGTGCAACATGTAAATGGCCATCCTTAATATCAGTCCATTTCATATTGATAATGTCTATGCGTCGCTGGGTTGTAAGCATTGCCAAATCAATTGCATTTTTAAGCCACTGAGGTGATACATTTCGAATAGCTGTTAAGCCTTCCAATGTATGGCGTTTACGCTGTTTAATTCGATATCGCTTAATAGTTTGGGCTGCAGGGTTATCGGTTACAAGGCCTTTACTTATTGCTAAATCAAAGATTTGAATGAGTAAACTACGAGTTTCAATACTTGTTGATGCAGGTAGGCTCTCAAGTAGTTTATTAACCATAAACAAAGTAATGGATGAAAGTGCAACATTTTCCCACTCAGTACATCTATTTAAACTATGGCTATAGCTTCTTACTGTGTTGTCAGCGAGTGGCCGGCCATCTTTACGACGTTTTTCAGTTAAAAACTTTTGAGAAAATTCACCAAAAGTTATCTCACCCATGACAACCGATACTAGATCGGTTGCTGGGGTTAAAATATCGTTAAGCTTTCGAGCTGCATTTACTGCTTTAGTTTTATCATCACCCATACCGTGATATTTACCAGTTAAAGGGTGGCGATAACGCCAGGTATTGTTACCGCTACGATAAAGATTGGGTGGCAAGTCTTTGTTTCTTTTAGCGCGTGGTCGTGCCATGGCATACCTCAGCTATTAAGTACTCGATCAATAAGATCATCGCCAGTTTGTTTTTGATATATGTCCCAATCAATATACCAAAGCTTACCTTTCTGTTCTGCCGGCAATTCACCACGACGGCAAGAACGTGTAATGGTTTGTGGAGTAGGAGGGGTTGAATCCTTTTCTCCATAAACTCGCTTAATAAATTCCGATACTTTGATAAGGCAGGCCATCAGGGAGTCTCCTTCAAAATTTGGATTACTTCAAAAGGCAACTTCACATCAACGCCTTTCAATTCATTCCGCATCACATAATCGTTAAAAACTTCATACGCCAATTCAGTTTCTTCACTATTCAACTCAATGCCAGTACCACCAATTTTTCGAGCTGCTAACGATTCAATGAGGTCTTTGGCTTGTTCTAGTTTTTCAGTCATCGGCTGGCTCCTGTGGCGCATCTGGCAAAGGCATCCAGTGCGTTATGTCTGATTCCTGAAATTCATCCAAAGCCATCACATTGTAAACATTAAAGACATTGCTAAAGGTTTGTGCCATAGCAAGAACTAATATGTTTCCAGGGGGTAATGCTTCTTCAACCGAAATCCACTTCGGCACCGATTGGGCTTTAACTCGCTGCCAAAGTTCAAAATCATCTTGCATTTTTGGATGAAGATACTTGTCGTTTCTCATGGCAAAAATAGGATCATCCTTTTCTAAATCTTGCCATTCACATACAAATTTTTGAAATAACTCATGTTGATTCTGAATATCCATCACGCCACCTTCTTTAATTTTCATGCTGCTTTCACTCCTAAATAGCACCCCGAAGGGTGCAATAGTCCATGATCAAGATGTCAAAGCTGCTTCTTGTGCTTCATACGCAGAATTGATTTGTGAGATATGTTCTTCAGTCATCTGAGCCGTAAAAGGCTCAAAGCGTGATTCCATGATGGCGTTAAGTGCTTCCAGATCGGCAGTGTTGCCAATTTCCTCAATTACCGCCTGAACGGATTCAGCAGGAAAAGCCTGAGCGGCCTTTAGCTCTTTACGCTTAGCTTTAAATACTTCACCGATTTCAGACTTAGCTGGCTCACCTAAATTCAACTCAGCAATGTCAGCGCCGATCTGATCGAGTTCCTCAAGAGAAGTGGCGTTATCAATACGTTGGTAATACGGGGTTAGGTCAATTTCTGTAGCCACCGACTCGACAGCATCTTTCTTTTTGGCCATGCGCGCTTTCAGCGATGACGATCCGCTATTTGCCTTCGTTGTACTGGTTTCTGGTGCAGTGGGAGTAATATCAATTTCCTTATCTTTTTCCTCCTCAGCAATTGCCATGCCCTTGAGCACATCCGGGAACACGTCACGCAGGGCATAGGAACGCGCACGTAGCTTTAACATGCGTTTTGGATACTGCGTCCAAGGCCCCTGTTTACCTGATAGACCTGCCTTTTTCGCATCCTCCATTGTGAATACTGAAGCAACTGGTTCTTCATTTTTCCGCTTCACAGTTACAGTGGCCTTTTGACCATCTTCGGAAATTTCTTCACGGATGAAGTCGAGTAAGCCAGATCCGCGGACAAGGGCAAGCATTGCATCACCCCAGATAGAGGGGCGGCCATTGATGACAGCAATGTTTTGCATCGCTTGCAGTGGCTGCAAACCAATTTCAGCACCCCACTGCATAGCAACCAGAATGTTGCCCGGCTTGCGCTGGTAGTCCTTTGGCACAATATCCGAGTTAGCAAGCAAGTCTGCAATTTGCATTGCTTCTTGCAGGCTTGTTGGAGTTAAGAAATTTACAGCTGCATTTTGATTTGCTTTAACGATTGCATTCATGTCTTTATTCCTTTTTTAAATTTTGGTTAAGCCACGCGTAAAACGCGAGTGCTTGAAGTCTTCAAAAATTGTTCGTAGATATCTGGATGAGCCGATTTAAGTGCTTTGCCGTCCAGTGTGTTGCGTTCCTGATATTTGAAAGTTGCTAGGCGTTTATCCTCAGCAATGATCATTTCCGCATCTTCCATGCGTGAACAGATCTTTAATTTCAGAGCATCAAGCTCCTTATCTGCATCTTTGATGGTGCTGTTTAGGTCTTTATATTCAGCAATTATTTCCGCAAGCTCATCGTCAGCTGTTAATGCCTGATCAGGGTTATGGTGAGACCAGCGATGAAGAACGTCATCAAATGTAGTTGGAGCAGGTGGTACATCTGCCTGCACATTCTCATGCCAGAACTTAGAACACTCATCTGTGAGCATTTCAAACAGCTCTGGATCAAACTGCACCTGGTAGCTACGGAACTTCTGCCCACCGATCAGAACACCGAGGCCACACATGGATGCACCTGTATTACCCATATACCACTGCACTTGAGTCAGGTAATAATCAGGCACCTGTTCCGATTGCTCATTACCCCAAAGTTTTGCCAGGTATTGATTTGCTGTTTTGCATTCCAGAATGCGGTCCGTGGTCAGCTTGCCGTCTTTGATGCGTACATTTCCTGAAATATCTGGATTGATAATGGCGCGGTCAATATTGGCAATCATCCACTCATGTTCCGGGTTGCGAATCGTTGCATTCATGCGCTGGATCTTCACACCGTTACGCTTGGCATATTCTTTAGCAACGATGTCTTCCAGCATATTTCCCCAGTAAGCAGGTTCACTGGTGCTGTCTTCCAGATCAGAGCGACCAGTCTTATCTAGCCAAAGCTGATAAGGAGATTTGTACTTACTTAAACCAAGGATTGCAGCAACATCAGAACCACCAACCCCAAGACGACGCGCTTCCAACCATGTTTGACGTGCGTTTTCAACTTCTTGTAAATTAACTTGTGTATTCATATTTAGTCACCCTGCCAAGCGCCAATCACGCCATTGCGTGGGTATATTGGAGAAAGTTCTGTTTTTTCAGTATTACAAATAACAGGTTTTTGATTAATGCGGCTTGCCCACTTAGCAACATTTGCATCCGCGTACATGTCGCACCATTTGCCGTTTACAAGTTTTTGATTTGGCTTGGTGTCATTGCGAAAGTGAATTTCTTTGCCGTCTTGCAAAATGTGGTGCGTGGCGAATAATTCAGGTTTAGCGTGCATGTTCATTTAGACACCTCACTAAACTGCAACTGGTGTTTAACCGCCATTCGTTCCTGACGATCTACATCATTCGAACAACCATGAACAGCCATAAGTGTTAAGGCTGAAACAATTACAATTAAAACGGTTGCTGCCATCAGATCACCAAGACGTAGAAGAAGGCTTGGTTTACGCATTTCAGCTTCAGTCGGCTGCTGATAAAGAATCGCAGTCGTTTGACTTTTGTTCGTGTCAAACTCTGGGGTTTGACTGTGGGATGCGGTTTGGGTCATAATTATCTCACTCACAGTTTGGTGTGGGTCATGCCTCAAGTTGCTAGAACAACGTTGGGGCTTTTCTTTGTTTGTGAGGTAAAGGTTACTTTACTTTATTATTGATGTAAAGATATCTTTACCAAAATAAGTAAAGTTTTCTTAATTTTATTTTTTGAACATGTTTTAATAGACAAAAGAAAACCCACACAGGGTGGGTTGGAGTGCAGTTTTAAGATTCCTTTTATTTCTTATTCAAAAATAAAATTAGT